TCTAATGCTGATTTTATGTTCATAAAATTGTTTTTATTATAAATATATCGTTATGTTATAAAGTGAATGGAGGACTAGTAACTGCCTCTTTTATCGCATTATTAGCAAAAGGTCCATCTGGGTAGTATTCTATTATTAATCTAAAAATACCTAAACCATTTACAGTACAATTACTTGTAAATTTTGTATCTACACCACTAATACAAGATGACGGTACTGGAAAGACATCACCATTTTTTACGAATATTTTGGAAACATACCATTGGTCATTAAATGGTTTATTACCAGTATTAAATTTAAATGTAATATAACCACCTGCAGGTTTTTTAATATTAAAAAATTGGGGTCCTTCACCTTGTATATTAGGACTTTCCCCAACCAATGTTATTGATAATTGTGATGGAGATGCCGGTTGTGAATTAGGAGTAAGAGTAGATTGTTTAAAATAAAAATTAACACATCTAAGAGCTTTATTAGGGTATTTAACTTTATCAACGGCACTTGAAGTTACACAAAATTCAATTGTGACAACTTGACCATTTCTAATCGGATTTTGAGCAAATTGACTAATTGGGGTATTAATTAACATATCCGCAATTTGGTTGTATGTAATTGTAAAAATATTATTATTTACATAATTTGTAATATCCGTATTTACCGTTCTATTCAAAGTTGTTTTGACTTTATTATTTTCTAATACCTCATCAAATATTGAAATAGTCATTTCAACTTTAGTGTCAAGTACCCACACCCCAACTTGTGGGTTAACTGAAATTGTTACTTTCTCAGTAACTTTACCACTTATTAAATCTTGACTTGTTGATATTAATGGTTCCGGTCCATATAATTGTTGATTAGCATTTGGTGCATCTGCTTTAGGAGCATTTACAGTTTGATTTTGAGGATTTTGATATCCTCCCGGTGATGCTGTTGCAGATGCTGGTAATGCAGGGTCATAAGTATATTGGTCAATTGTTGTAAATGTACCAAAATCAGTAGTGACTACAATAAACCCTTTCTTAACCACATTATCAGGTAAGAATTTAGGTGTAATAATTCTCATCGTTGAATCATTAAACACCGTTATACCCGTCATTCCAACCTCAACTCCGTTAACTTTAACAGATTTAACACCATTAAAGTTTCTACCATTAAGTTGTACAATCGTTCCTGTATTACCTGATAATGGAGAGAACGATGATATAACCGGTGGTGGACAAGATTGACCAGGTAATGGTGGAATCGGTGAAGGTGTTGGTGTAACACCCGGACTACTACCTTTATTATCGGTTTCATTAATTTGATTTAATAAATCCGCAACAATTTCTTTAGTTGCAACCTCAACCCCTTTTGACAATGCAGACGTTAAGGCCTTTTCCATTGTACTTTTTAAAGTTTTATACTCATCGATGTGTGTATCGTAATAAGTTGGTTCAACATTCTTTTGAGGGTAATAACAAACATAATATTTTACTAAACCATCATCTAAAACTCTGTCAATATTATTAATCAACCTATCTCTCATAAAAGTAATATATGTATCGAGTGTTGAAAAACTTGCCAACGGTAATGAAATATTAGTCGATGGATTTGTTTGAACATTAACACAAGAATATGTTTTTAAGAATGATGTTGATGTTGCTCCGTAGTTAATGTCTAATGAAACTGATGCCCAATTATTATTCCACCCATTAAATTTACCCGCGTTACTATTACTAATTTTTTCAAATGAACGAGCATAAGAGATACAATAAATAATAGTTTGAAGTACCGGTAGATTTGGTATTAACCTCTTAAGTGCCGACGCAAATTCTGCCTCAGTAATACTAGTTTTGGTCGCATCAACCACATTATATCCTGCGTTAAGATATACCGGAAGAACTTTATCACTACAAGTATTTGAAGCCGCTTTAGTTGAATTAGCGTTTTGTTGAATATTATTACTCTTACTTGAATCTGTTGATGCCGATAAAACATTAATAACATCTTTCTTAATTTTAAGAATCGATTCTAATTTAGTTAATAAATTCTGATTAATACTTTGAATGAAATTATCTATTGCCGGTAAATCATACACCCCTTGTCTAATCCCTTGAAATGATGTTTGAAATTGACCCGGTTGAATACTATGTTCAACTTGTTGTATCATATATGGTCCATTAAACATTGGAACGTGTCTTAAATTAAAATACATGGTTGGTTGTAATAACGCATTTCCTAAACAAACAACACTACATTTATAACTTCTCTGTTTGTATAGATTATATAAACTTGCATTTTGGGTTGTAACATTTTTTCCGGATGCTTGGTCAACCATATTAATTTGGGCGTTTATTGATTCTGATGTTGCAGTCCCATTATCTTGAGAAACACTAAAAGAATAAAATATACTCTGATTACGAGTTCCAATATCAACATTAAATCCAACACATTTGTTAGATAAAGCCCAATCTTTTTTACCCTGTTGATTTTCAATTAATGGATTTTCAGACGCTCTTCTCATTTCAAAACCATCATCTCTAAATCTAAAATTACCTTTTGGTAAATCTAAATATTGAGATGGTTTACCTACATAAAAACAAACCATTTTTGAACTAGATTTTCTATAGTCGACATCCAAAAATGTCCCCCACATACTGTTAGCAAATTCCAATGAACCCTCTGATTTATTTGGAATAACTGTTCCATCAACATCTTGAACATTATAAAAATTAATATAAGCAGGTAAATTCATTACTGTGAAATTATTACTAATTAATAATCCACTAATGAAGGTGTAAACACTCATAGTTTGGTTTAACGAATAATCACCATCTTTACCACCAACTCCAAACATCCCTTGTATATCAAAGATGTTTAATATGATAGTATCACCAATATTTCTTGATGCCCTATCTAAAAATAACATATCCTCAAATAATGTTTTTGTTTTAAAGTCACCACCCGCAATCCACTTATCATTAAGAGCTTTGAATACTTCGTAATTTTCAACTTTACTTTGTTCCCCATCAATAGCACTCCTATTTACCCTTTCAGGTAATTGTTGTTGGTTTGGTAGTTGTCTACGGACACCATCTAAAACTAAATTTAAGAAATTGTCTTGCAATACACTTTCATTGTTCAAGTACTGATTAATCTGATTTTGAAATTGAGCAACCGTAATTGTTGGGTTTTTCAATTTTTGAGTTGCGTACATCTTAATTATTGGTGTCAATAGAACAACATTATCCGTTGTAAATTCAATATTATTATTCACAAAGAAATCGGTTATGTATGAACCGGTACTACTATACTCAACATTTCTTATCGTTGAAAATCCAACTTCAGTTTCAAGTGCTATCCACGCGTTAGGATTCAACCCTTTTGATTGAGAAACCGTTAACGTACCTCCATTTGTTGGAAGAGTATTTTGAATGTAAGGTCTAAATTTAACAGGGTCAACAACTTTTTGAGTGTTATTATGAGATAAATAAGAATTAAAAAGTCTTCTTCTGTAATCAGATGGATTACCATATCTAAATAAAACATCATAATTCATAAAATCTTTAATACCACCTTGGAATGTATTATATTGATTAGTAATTGTATTATTAAAATATTCGTCTTCCGTCGCGCTTGCAGATTTTGCAGGAACTGACATTAACCCTCTAAATAATGATTGAAAATTTTTAAAATTATTATTATCATCAACGGTTGAAGTATAAAAAGAAGTTGTTTCTTTTATTGTTGAAATATCAGTAATTGGTTTACAGAAATTTAAAAACTCTTGTTCAAATGAGTCTAAAATTTTCTTCTCAAATACTGAAAATATTTCTTCAATTTTAGTATACTTATCCTCATTTAATAATGACATAGGAGATTGTTCCTCACCATTATTAATAAAGTTTAAATATGAGTCAGGCTGAGGGTATTTAATCTGATTGTTATCAAAATAACCATAATTTGGTGCAGACCATAAAGTTCTAACCGAACCATTGTATATATTTGGATTAAATGTAAAATCAACCACAGCGTTATTAGTTGTTGTCAAATTTTCAACACAAGCAATTTGAGTTTGGTTATAAAAAGTACCAAAAGAAGGTACAACAAAATATTCAACACCTTTAGTATTATTAGTAGGGTTACAATCTATTCCAGTACCAAAATCTTTATTTTCTAACAACACTGAATATGTAAATAAATTTAACGTTTTACTACTTCGAGACGCAGTAATATTTGAGTTTTCAAAATTATAAATTTTCATCCCATTATTAACACTACTTTGAATTTCTTCATTAGTATACTTGTCGTATAACTCAAAACCCTTGTAAAAAACATTAAAGTCATTTACAACTTTAGGATAAAACCCAATTTGCATTTTAACATTAGTTGAATCCTCCTGTTGTAATGTAATAGTTGTTGGTGTGTTATTTATTTTAAAATCATATGTTTGAGTAACTGAACTTAAAATAGGACTATAATTGGTAGTATAATCAAAATTCTTCCAAGCGCTATCTAAAATGTCGGTATTCGATTCTTTATATTTTTTATAACGATGCCAAACAGAACCGTATTTTAAAATCCAAGCGTATGGTAATTTGTGAATAGCTCCAAACTTATTAAAACATGACGCTATATAATCTAAGTCAGTTGTAATATCATTTGACAATGATTTATATCTTTCTCTTAGTGATGCTAATGGTAATGAATTCAAAAACAAATAAGCCGATTGAACAAACGGATATGGGTCACTTGTTCTAATATTTTGTACACCATTTTGAATTGAATTAACAAAATAAGGCGTGTTCAATATTGAAGTTGTAGTTCTAAATGGTAACGCATTTGTTGGGGTTGTGTAATCACAATAACCTTCAGTCGCCACAAAAGTTTTTGGTGTTCGAAACTCATAAAAACCATTTAATCCCAATAATGCAAACACAGTAGGATTTTGATTCTGATAAAAAGAAAAATTCGTCACAGGTCTATTTGTAGTAAAATCATATACGTCTGTGAAATTTGCAATAACTTTTCTTGGTTCAAAAACTTTTAAAGTTTGTTTTGTATTAAAAACTTCATTTCCAACCGATTTATTACTTGAACTTAAATTGTTCAGACACCAAGTAGGGTCCGTATAAGGTAATGTATCAATAATCAATGGCTCGTTAGACGCATTCAATAATAAAGATTGTAACGCATCTGATTTAGTACTTGATTGTGGTAGTTTACCAATATCATTAACATTTAAAATACTATAAGAATTTTCTGTTAAATTTTTAATGTATGGTGTAACAAAAAAATCTCTAATATAATCTTGATAAGACCTACCGGTTCCTGAATTTGAAATATTTTTTAAAAACTCCGGATAATTTGATGCTTTTAAATCGTAATTTTTTAATTTTAAACTTAAATACGGAGAACTCACACCAATCCCTTTAACAATATTATTAACCTCCGCCTCAGAGTTTAATTTAATTAATGAATCAATTTGATTTTGATTAGCTCTAATTAAATTTGAGTAATGTGATGTTAAAAATTGTCTTTCCCATATTTCATAAAAGAATTTAACTTCTTCTTTGTTAACATAAGGTAATCCTTCTGATGGAAATTCAATCGCATTAATATTAATCCTATCAGTATCTCTTTGATTATCTAATGGTGGTGGTGCTGATGGTTGACTAAATTTTTGAGTTAAACCAATCATATATTCTTCCACAAATTCAACCTCGGGCCATTTGTCATATAAATAACCTTGAGTTAAGTCAACAACTGATGGGTCCGCAATGTATTTTAATTGAAATCTACCTTTAGTGTCTTCAGGTGTTTCAACAAAAAATAACGGCCATGGATAAACAGGTATCTCAGAATTACTTAAACCTTGATTTGATTGTTGTGCGGCTGTTGTAATAACCACTTTTTGTACTGTCTCCGAACTTGGAGCGGATGACGGATTATCTAATATTGCCTGTTTTCTAACAGGGTCATATTTTACATTCCACGCATTTGTATGAACGTCATCCATTAAACGAATAAACGCCTCAGCTGACGCCATTACAACCGCAATCATATTTCTAACTGTTGGTTTAAATCCAAGACCTGTATCAGTATCTTCAATTTTTCTTAACAATTCTGCTGAGATTGATGCCTCATATTCTGACAATTTTTTATTCGCCTGTGCCTCAATTAACGATATTTGATTATCAAACCTTCCATTACCTTCAAATATGAAAAATTTCGTATTAACTATATCAACTGATGTCTTACCATTGGTTTCTGTTTTTGCAGCCGCAGGTATTTTTGTAAGATAAATTAGTTCTTTAACTTTTTGTTCATCCTCAATAGTTGGTAATACTTTACCTGTTTGTAACCTAACAGTTTCTTTCCAATTAATAGATTCGTCTGTTGGTGGGTCTATCTCAATAGTTTTTAATAATATTGGATTAACAATTGGAGACTCCCCATCTTTACCTAAAGTAGCGTTTTCAGACAAAGCATTATTGAATTTTTTTATATAAGATTCTAACAATGTTATCGCATAGTCCTTATCCTCTCGGCTAAGTTCTTTAAATACATATATTTTTTCATTCCCATTGGTCACAATAGGTTTTGGGTTTAAGTATTTATTAAACCATGAGAGGTTTGAACCTCTAACAGCGTCAAAGTATTGCTTTAGAACTTCTTTATAACTTCTAATATTAGTAAGAGGAGCAACTTTTGCCCGAGGAAAAGACGCCATTATATTGTTCTCAAACGTTTGTAGTTTGGTCATTAATTGAAATAAAGTTAATTCCGGTAAATTAGCAGGAATTAATCCTTTAGATTTATATTCACTATAAACCTCAACAATTTTCTGATAACCTTTTTCAGAAACAATTTGAGTAACAACCTCATCTTGACTTAAAGCATTATTTTGAGAAGCTTTACCCTCAACGTTAGATTGGGATTCCGCTTGTATGTTAGATTCTTGAGTACCCCCCGGAGTTGTAGATATGTCAAATCTTTGACCATACATATGTGGTACAGCAAGTAAATGTCCCATAGATATTTCATTTAGAACATTAAATTTATAACCTTTAAACTTTAAACTAACTTGGTAATTTCCACTAAACGAGTTAAATCGAGCATTAAAAGTTTCTAGATTTAACTGATATCTAATGGCCTGACCATAATATCCTTTAAGCGTTAAATAAAATTGTGGATATGGTAAGTTAAAAAACGCTGAGTATGGTGAATTATTACCCAATTGAAATAACGCTTTTCCTTGAACATCTTCCAATTCCATTGTAACTGAAGGAACAAATGATGAGTTAGTGGTAACATTAATCTGTGTAATACCTAATAAACCATTATCAAAAACATCTTTTAAATTTGCGGGAGAACTAATAATATAAGGTGTGTCACCATTTTTTGGGTCAACAGCCTTTTCCATCATTTGATTAGCCGCTTTAAATTGGGTTGAATTTTCACCTGTTAACTCATCGTAGTAACCCACACCTAAAAACGAATCTTTGGTTGGTTTTAAAAAATTCATTTTGGCAACTGAAATAGTTCTAATCCTATCTTCAGGACTACCCCCTACGGCAAGTTTAGTTCTTGGAAGAACTTCCGCTTCCAAATTTGCATACATAACCAAACTCTCATGGTCAACCAATCTTTCTTGAATTTTACCTTGAGAATCTATTGTTTTATTTGGGTCAACTACAATGATATTGTTGTAATCAAACTCAACTAAAATATCTCCGCTGTTGTCTGCTTGTAAGTTACCTGCCATAATAATAAAAATGATTTTCTAACGCTGCCTTATAATCCTGTAAAGATGGTAGTAAAGGAAATGGAATTATCAAGATAGCCCCGTCATATATATTATTTTCCAACCCACCAAATTGAGGGTTAGCTTGTAAAATTAACCAACTAAAATATGGTGAATTGTAATACTCTTGTGAAACTTTATCCAACCTACTTTTAGCCACTTTATAGATATAAGCTTTGTCGGTTGTTTTTTGAGGTAATTGCACATATGGAACTACGGTTTGTTCACCATTAATTAAAAATTCACTGTATCTATTCCAATATTGAAAAGCCATTAATTAAGTTTTACTTTTGAAATATAAGCTAATGAATTAACACCATCTTCACTATTCCATTTGTTTATGTCAGTATTTCTATTTGTTGTATCCGCCAATGATGAAATCATAGTTTGTTGAGATTTCTTTTTGTTATCTGTAGCATTACTTAATGTTGTATAAAAAAACTCTCTAGATTTTTTATCAAAAGGAGTATATATCATGAAATTTTTTAATGGTGTTTTCTCAATATTATCAATGAATGATTTTGTAATATTTGTTTCATTTAAGAATAATGGTTTTGTTTTAACCAACCAATATTCATCAAATTTTTTCTCAACATCATCAAATCCGGTTCCAATAATACTAGCATTACCAATTATATTACCAATCATCGCAGTTTTAAATGTTTCATATTTTTTAGAATCAAGAATGTCATCTGAAATAATCATATAAACTCGTTTGAAAATATCATTTTGGAAGTCATTATTTTTACTAAAAGGATTAAACACTTTTTCAACTGTAGGTGCGTCACTACCCGTTTTACCTTTAGTGTCAGTTCCATAAACTAAAATACCAGTATATTTTTGTCCTTCATAAGTAAAATCATAACTACTAGAAATAACTTTATTAAATTCAGTAATACCCGATTTAACAGTATTAATATCATTAACTAATTCAATTAATGTGTTCGCAACACCATTTGATGTAATATTAACATTTGTTGTACCACTTGTGTTATAAACCCTAACAGGGCCTGATTTAGCTTGATATCCATCAGTACCCATATCAGTCATTCCTTGAAAAATAATAGTATTAGCCCTACCTAATGTTTGAATATAAGTTTGTTCAATATTCGTAATATCCTGAGTAATTTTACTAATTGCATTTTGAAATGAACCTCTTTTGTTTTTAATTAAATTAGTGTAATTATCCTTAAGTTGTCGAATCACCTTAGTTGAAAACCCAAATGAAGGAGATGACATCCATTGTATAAGTCCTTCATCACCATCTGAAATATTCTTCTGTAATGACGCAAAAATTTCATTAAATCTTTTTTCAACATTACTTGGTTTTCCAAATAATACGGTTGGATTCTCAGATACTCGTATAGAACCTTGGGTATACGACCTTTCTAACATCCATTGTTGACGAACAGCGTTGTTATATTGATTAACGGATTCTTTAGTCTTATTAACAACTGTTTGGAAATAAGTTTGAGTTTCTTTGACAACTTTAACCATGAAATCAGAATAACTCAAAGTACCTTTTTCCTCAGTTGCAGTAACCTCATTTGTTAAAATTGTTCCAATAGCACTATTATTATTTTGACCATTTTCAACCTCAGCTTGATTCAATGTCGGTGGTGATGGTGGTGGCGCCATCGCCAAAAATTCTTTATCTAACGATTTTAAGAATTCCTCATTTGATGTAACATCCGCCCTATCATCCCAAATCTCGGTATTAGCATAATAATTAAACGTTAACGCATTTTGTAACTTATCAATTGATTCTTTTAATCCACTACCACCAACAAAATTAAATCCTAATGACACATTTGCAATCATAGGTTGAATACCAATACCTTCAGGATTAATATCAAGTGATTCATATTGTAATGACAATGAAGTTGGAATTATTTTAGTATTATAAAAATCTCCAACACGTAATACCAATACCGGAGGTGCTCCAAAAGAGGTGTTAGTCGCATTATTATATTGTAATTGAGGGCTACCATTTATCTCTTTAATTGTTGGAATAGTGTCTCCCGGTCTTAAACATTGTTGTAAGAATGTTAGACGAGAGTTTAGACCTTCCGGAGTCGTTGAATGAAATGCCGGTTGAAAGAATTTTAATTTATCCCTTAAATTATCATAAACCATAGGTGTTTCAGCCTTTATTGTTTCAAAATAATCACATTCTGACAATAACGCTCTTAAAACTCTTTTAGTAATATTATCCCTAGGTTTGTACTCTTGACTAACAACTTCTTCTTTAACCGTTTTTAGTACTTTATTCTCTTCAAGGACTGTAGTAAATTGCGGTGGTGGTGTAGTTGTTGGGTTATTTAAAGTTGATTTAATTGAGCTAATATAGGCTCTTCTACATGCCATCGCTCCATAAGTATAAACTTCTTTCGCACCTACTTTAATGTCACCTCCTACAACGCTAGAGTCTTGGTCAGTACAATTTACACTTTGTTTACTAACAAAAGGTAAGGTATATGGTGCCTGTCTTGATTTTGAAGCCAAAGGTAATGTAGTGGTTTGTTCACCTAAACTTCTACCTTGATTTACTATTAATCGTTTACCAAACTCCTTTTTTGTATTTTCATTTTCTTGGAAAAATTTAATAGTCGATTCAATCCTTCTTGTCGCTAATTCAGTATTATACGACGGACTCGCAGGTGCGGAACAACTTGCGTCAATTGTTATTGTCACAATACCCTGAGTATTAGCACTTAATTGTTTACCAATATCAATAGCTAATTGTTTCATTACCTCATAATTAGGTGTTACAACCGTATCAAAAACCTCAGTAGTTTGTGCCGCGTTTGGTTTTCCAGCATAAGTACCTTTATTACCAATATATAAATCGTATTGAGATGGATAAGCACTTACATTATTTTTTTGAGGATAATCATTTTCAAAATAAAACCCTAAATCTTTATATTTTCCAAATAAATCCTCACTACTTGCTTGAGATACGTTTGTGTCTGCACCTGTAGGAGAATTATTACCTGTCTGAATTGTTTTTTTAATATATTCAGTTTGTTCTTTTGTTGTTTCTTTTGAAGTAATTGCTTGTTGTAACAAATATAAATCATTAGGATTAACCGTATAATATTTTTTTGCTAATTCATATAAATCATATTTTCTACATCCGGCAAAGAATGAATCTAAAATACTATCAATTCTTACTTTATTTGTTTCATTAGCCAAAACTTTATTAACAACAACATTTAAAGATGACGGATGGTCAACAACTATTTTCCAAGTTAAAGTACCAGTACGAGAAGTGTTTTTATAAGTGTAAATTGGTTCCGGTCTTCCAAGAAATTCAGATGTATTCCAATTTGCAGATACTTGTTCACTAAATGTTAAACCATATGGTGGAAACCACATAACTCTACCCCCATTAGGGCCTCTTTCACAAACAGGTAAATCAGAGACAGCAAAACCAGGAGTACTTGATGTTCTCCACGCCAAATTTTCTAATGAAAACATATACTTTTTAGCATATGCGTCATTTTGAGTTCCAATCAAATTAGTCGAATCTTGTCCACCTTCTTGTTTGTTTGGAGCAATATTTAAATTGTAGGTGTTATCAAATACTGAATCTGAAAATCTACGACCCGATGTTGTAATACCATCTACTTTTTGTAAATCATTGTATTGTAAGTATGGTACGTCTTTTGCAAAAATACGACAATACTCTGTTCCAACTTCTTGTCCCACAGCACCAACATATCGATATACTCTTGAACCTTTAGTAATTTCTTTATATCCATCATGGAAAACTTTACTAACTTGGTCAATTGCGTTTCCTACGTGTTGTAATCTTCGACCTCCTTGAGGTTGGCTATTAATGATTCTCTGAGTATCATCTAGGATAGAACCTCCTTTAAAAGTCCTGTTTGTCGATTCAGTTGTATTATATGACGATGGTTTAAAATCTTCATCTTGATTTGTTATAACCCCACCTAACCCAACTTTTTTTCCGGCATTATCTTTATACTTTGGAGAAACCCAAGTAAAACCACCTTCAATACCACCACCGTTTGAATAAGTAGGTCCATTAGCACCTAATCTAACTTCTTTACTTGGTCCTTCATAAAGTTGTGCCAACTCTTGAGGCCCATATACCGGTGATTGTTGTTCTTTTCCAAATTGGTCAACAGGTAAATCTCCACCTGGCGAAAACACCCTTGAAGGTTCGGACGTAATAGAACCAACATAATAGTTACTATTATCTGTAAGAGTTCCGGTTATAGCACCTAATAATCTATCAAATACACCTCTAACAAAATTTGGTTTGTATTTGTTGTAATCAATGTTTTTAAATAAACGAGACTTTTGACCAGCCCCTGTATTATTATAAAAAATTTGTGAACCTGTTTGTGTTCCCCCTAATAGTTGATTAAAGAAATTTCCAACACCTGTACCAGCAATTGCATTAGTTACTTGTTGAATAGTTGTTGGTTGTCCCGGATTAATGGTTGGGTCAAAATAAGAACCAGGTATTAAAGAAACCGGTAAAATACTTCCACCTAACCTTAGAGCAAAATCAGCGGCAGCGGTTATTGGATTTGCGGGAACAGTAATTTGCCAATTTGGTTCTAATATCGGAACTTGTCCCGAAATGATATTTAATAAATCAGTACCACTTGTTACATTTAAAATGTTGGCTTGTCCTATTGTCTCTAATCTAATTCTAGTCGCAATTCTTTCTTGAAACTCATTTCTAAGTGTTTGAGCCCCTAAACGAGCTATATATGAATCTTGGCTTAAATTACCATTACTACCCGTTGGATTTGTTGATAATAAAATTGATAATGGAGAATATGATGATGCAACAATTGGCCCCGGATAAGGTTGTCCATTACTTTGTCTGTCTTGGTCAGGTCTAACTGTTTCTAAACTTGAAAATGATTCCGCCGAGTCAAACACATTTAATCCATCAGCATAAGCGTTTAATGGTCTCCATAATCTTACTGCATCATAACCCTCATCAACAATATGAGCATCTTGTTGACCAGGTCCATATTCACCTTGATTAGAAATACTATTAGTTAATCCATTTGGGTCAGGAACTTGTTGATATCCTCCCTCATTACCATATCTATTTAAAGGATATAGTTGATTCGCTAATGATGGATTATCAATAAGTTGGTCAGGACTATCAATTACAGAGAAATCTGATGAAATATATTCATACGGAACTTGAACAGAAGGTCTGTTTGGAGATTTAATATAAGGTACTAAATTTCTCGTTATAAGTTTTTTTCTGAACGAATCCGAGTTAATTAAATCTAATGGACTATTTGACATCTATGATTTTTATTTTATAAATAGATTATTAGTAAGTTTTTGAAACAGGTTCTTTCGAGTCACCAGGTATTAACCTAACAATATAATCCTTAAATCTTGACTCATTAAAGGTAGTATCTAAAATTTGTTTTAGTTGTTCTGATGAAAGTCCTGCAGGAACTTTAACATCGACTTCAATTTTTCCTCCAACATCAACAGTACTTTTAGTGGTTATATTTTGATTTTGATAAATTGTTTTTTCATTTGCAATTTTATTAGCGTTTGAATCTATTGGGGCAGTCTTAGATGGTATTTCAACACCGCTTTTTTCTAAAGCGGTATCAACCCCTTTTTTTGTAAGTTGTTCCACTGGAGTATCACCTAATTTACTTGAAACATTTTTACCATACTCTTTTAAAGCGTCAGTAAACTTATTTTGAACTGATTCCATTTGATTTCCAACTTTCATTAAATAATCAGATAATGTTTCAGTAGCTGGTTTAATTCCTTCTTTAAAATCCATTGCCATAGTACCCAAATCTTTCAATGCGGTTTCAACTTCTACTCTAGCACTTTTAGTGTCTCCAAATTTTTTAGAAGCCTCACCACCTAATACATCCGCAGTTTTTTGAGCCCCAATTATAGTTTCTTTAACAGGTTTTGCTGTTGCGGTACCTCCAAGAAAAGCGTTTTTAATTGCTGCAACATCCCCTTTAACGGTTTCCGAAATGTTCATTTGAACTCTGGCAATCTCCTCTAAACTCTTTGGACCGTCTTTTTGTTCTTGTATTAATTTATCAAATTCTTTTTGAGTTACTTCTGATAATTTCTTAGTTTCTTCTTCTCCTTTTTCATTTTTGATTTTAACTTCATACTCTCCTCCTTCACCCATTTTAGCAATATTTGCTAAGAATTGTTTGTCTTCCTCAGTTCCAATTGTTAGACCAGCTAAATTGACCGCTGATAATCTTTTGTCTAATTCCGCCGCAGCTAACCCCATTTTACTCATTTCTGCCGCACTAACACCTGTTTGTTTTTCCATCTCTCTAAGTGTCAACATACCTTGAGGATTTATTTTAAAGGTTTTAGTTTTCTCATCAAAATATGTAAATTGTTTTGCAACATCCGCTAAACTATCTTGTAACCCTGATGGGTCATTAATAGACATATTCATTAATTGGAATGGGTCGGCTAAAGCACCTGCTGACACCCCTAATCTTTGAAATGCTGCTGCAACTTCAATCGCGCCTTCAGGGTCTAATACTTTATCCGCCAATTTAAAGGTCTCATTCATATTAAACCTCAACATTGACGCTTGTGCTGCCATTTTAGTTAAACCAACAACACCACCTTCAAATTGGAACCTATTCATTTGTTCCATATTGCCAGTAACGGATTTCATCACCGCTTGTGTGTTACCACCAATACTTTGAATATATTCTATAGACTCTTCTAATTGTTTAGGAATCTGAGCCAAACCAACACCAATATCTAAAAAAGAATTGGTCATTTCCTTTGCACTAATACCTAATACTTGCTGAGCCGCGTAAAGTTTTTCAACCTCCTCAGTACTTGCAATAACATTTCGATTAGACGCATCAGCAACTTCACCAATAATTTTAGCAACATCAGACATCGACCCACCTAAACGATTGACCATAGGGACCGCGTCTGCAATACTTGACATCAATATGTCAACTCGTTCTCTACCCTGACCAAAAACCTTATTTATCTCAATAGATGATTTTTGTATCTCAACAACGTATGACGCCAATTCTGTCGCAACATCAAGAGAGCCAATAAGTGATTTTTTATATTCTTCCGGTGATTGTTCAGCTGCTTGCATAATTTAAAATAGTATTTTATTATAAATACAAAAGGACTGAGTTTTCAGTCCTTTTTATTATCTTCTAACCATTTATCTAACAAATATTTTCTAACAAATAAGGGCATCGTTACAAAATCTTGATAGGATATTTTCATTAATTTGTTCAAATAATAGAATTCATCTATTTGTCCTTTCCTATAATCAGAAGAAAGGGCGAAAAAAGTCCACCCCAAATCCGACGTTAACTGTCATCTTTTCTCCTGATGGGGTGCTTACAACTCGACTCATGTCTAATTTTGGTTCATTTTCATTCATAAATTGTCTAATATACTTAGAATCTGCAATAGGCATTTGTTCAACAAATTTAGATATTTCAGACTTATCCGTGTTTCCGTTTACTTCAACAATTTCCTTTTGAAGTCTCCAAGTTATTTTTGGAACTACTCTACCTTGAGGGTATGTAGATTCTAACTTACTAATTTCCATTATTTCACCATAATTTAATGGTTTTAATTTAATTGTTGCGTTAGATTTCGGTAATATAGTGGTAAATGCACCATCCTCATTTGGAGACTGACCTTTAATAACATTTAATTCGTCAAGAGCCACTGTCGTTTTGAATGGTTTTTTTGTAACTGGGTCAATTAAATTTAAATCCATTTCAGGTCCAAATGCTGTATTTCTTAAAAACACCAATATTGACTCAACATCACCTTCAATCATATCTTCAATCCTAAGGTCTGATTCGTAAATTTTATTTCTTAATAAATTTGTGGTAATATCTAATCCACCCGCCATTAAAATATTTTCATCAGATGCGGTTAAATAACCCACCTTGATTGATTTTTTTTTGTTTTTGTAAAAAACTCCACCTGATGGTAATGGTACCACATCGTGAGGTAAAGTAAAATTTTGTTGTCCGTAATCTGTTGTTTGATTTTCCATATTAAAAAATAACCGTAAAGTTTATTGTCTTTACGGTTAAATATAATTAGTATTGATTTTTTATCAACACATATGTTTTTATTCTTATTAAAAAATTAATAAACTAATACACAACGGTCCATTCTCAAATTTACACTAATGTCAGCAAGACCATCAGTACTGTAACCTAACGAACCAAAATCAACACTAGTTAAGAATGTACCATAGAGAATCCATTTTTCTACCACAACTCCTGTTGGGTCTAACATCTCAAGGTCAATATCTTTTTTATAACCCGCAGCATAACCCATACGACCTGTAACAGATTCAGCGTGTAAACGAACCCATTCCATAAGAGCTTGTGCTGCAGATGGTCCAATTGGGTCTCTAAATTTAACCGGTATTTCATCCCAATTAAATCTACCCGCAACATAGGTAGATGTATTTAAAAATTGTATTTCAGTAGAAGCAATTTTAATTTTAGGTCTTGCAGTACTTTCTACAAACCATTCGTTAATCCCTAAGCTTGATGGAAACCTTAGTATGAATCGATTCTGTCTTTTCGGTTCGTAAGGAATCGGCATTTTCATCAATAAATCAGCCATATTATTTTAAATTAGTTTTTCTTTGTTTATTATCATAAATATATCCAAATGGAAAATATTT